TTAGACCGAGACAATAATGGATGTCATTTAATTTATTCCACCTTTAGAACGCTAGAAGGTATTGGGTTATTCCGTATGGTATTATTGTATCATGGTTTTAAAGAATTACGTATTGTTAAAAAGGCAAATGACTTTGACATTGAAGTGGTTACTTTAAAAGGGTCGCCCTATAAAGAAAGTGATTATTTAGAAGACCGTTACTTTGCCCTGTACACAGGAAGCGAGACCGTGGAGCAAAAGGAGATTATACGAAATATTTATAATAATAATTTTACAAAATTACCCAATAAAGTGAAGGCAACTCTTACCAAAATGTATAAGGCGAAAAGAGGTCCAAAATCAGACCCTAAGCCAACAAACATTCTTGGTGAGTTAATACAGATTCTAATGATTACTGCATCGGGTGCAGAGGGGATTGATTTAAAAAATACTAGATTTGTTCACGTAATGGAGCCTTATTGGCATCATGTTAGAATAAATCAAGTCATAGGTCGAGCAAGACGTATTTGTAGTCATAAAGATTTACCTGAGGAACTACAGACCGTAAAGGTATTTTTGTACATTTCAAAGATTGGAAAGGAAATCGAAACAGACGAATATCTTGAAATAAAAACACTGGATGATTCTAAAACAACAGACGAATCTCTTTATAGTATCATGGAAAGGAAACGCGAGTTGTCTCAGATGTTTTTAGACACTCTGAAGGAAGTATCGATTGACTGTATGGTGAACCATGAAGAGAAAAGTAAGTGCTTCAACTATCCTTTACAGATACCAAAGAGTAAAAAGGGTCCAAACGACTATTTGATTAGAGAGGATGATTACAAAGAAGCGCCAACTTTTGAAGGCAAATCTCAAACGGTTACGGTTAAACACACACTTCAAAAGATGACCATTAAATCAAAGGGTAAATCTGTCTCTTATGCAGTTGACGTAGATTCAACGCCCTATACATTATACGACTTTGATAAATTCACAAAGGATGGCGCTAAGGTACAGGTGGGGACCTATTCTAAAACCGATGGTCTTATATTAAATTAGAATATAAAGACACGGCACCAATCTTAGTAATGAGCATGAGCCTTGAATCGCAAACCGCAGATGTTAATTATTTTTCTCTTGATGGATATGAAACCACAGGAAAGGTTGTAAAGGTATATGATGGAGACACGGTTCACATTGTATTCAAATATTTCGATACGTTTTTCAAATGGAACTGTCGTATCCAGCACGTAGATACTCCCGAGCTTCGTACAAAGGACTTGGAAGAAAAAAAGCGAGGATACGAGTGCCGAGACAAGCTCATTGCTCTTATTATGGATAAGATTGTCTCTGTAAAATGTTCTAAATTTGACAAGTACGGACGGCTTTTGGTAGAGATTACTGTACCAGAGACTGGTGTAAAAATCCACGAGTACCTCATCTCAGAAGGTCTAGCAAATAAGTATGAAGGAAAGACAAAGGAAAAATGGGACTTTGCAGAGGAGTCTGAAAAGGAGAAGCCAGTGAAAGAGAAGGTTGTCAAGGAAAAAGTAGTCAAGGAAAAGTCTGTGAAGGAAAAAGTAGTCAAGGAGAAGCCTGTGAAGGAAACTAAAGGTAAGGACTAAAGGTTAATTTATTGGAGCAGGATTGTTCGCTTCCTTCTCCCAATAAAGGATATGCATCTGCACTGTAACTAATCTTATCAGGATTTTCAAAATAAATAGTTTCGGGTTGTTTTTTGCTACATTTATTTGTAAAATTACCATTTTTACAAACAGGTCTAGGTAAAGAACCCACTTTTAAATCTGTAAGCGTTTTGTTTAAAAGTGAAGAATACTCTAAGTTTATCGTATACAAATACTTACTGCTTATATTATTAAATACTTGTCCTTCATAATCAGGTACATATACATTATAAGTATTGTTTTTAGTAATATCCTTTATAACGCCTTTGTAACATGCCTTATTGTTTACCCATACCTTACTTTGTCCTCTGATTAATTTAAAATTTCTTTCGTCCTTATAGGTATCATAAAGATAGTCTCCGTCAATGTATACATCCGAATCAATATACAAATTTTTAGTATCTTTCGTATCAAATTTGCTTATGGCTGATGCAATCGTAGGATTTTTATAACATTGGTAATCATTTTTTATGTATACTCCAGATAAATCATTTCCAATATTAAAAGATAAATCGCCCGCGTACATATCGACGCGCCACGGTATATCGCTAGGACAAGATGAAATATCATAAAAAACACTCTGTGTACCTTGAACCGTTAATCCAATCGTCATATCATCTAAAAATTGTTCGTAGCTTTTGGCTTTTAATCCGCTTCCACAACCGCTGTACGTTTTTCCGTTTCCATTATCCTTTTCAATCATCGAGTCCACAGGATTTCCAAATATATCCTCACAGGTTATTTTATCGCCAGAGCAATAAATAAATTCGTCGTTTTCACATTCAGGGTCAGCGTATTTGTCTGTCGTTATCCTTGCCGTTTTTACTTTGGGTTCTTCATTTATAAAAAAGTTGTTATCAATCGCCTGTTTTTTTAACTTGGCAATGTTATTGATTTGGTCGCCCACAATTTGTTTTGCATTCTTCGTTAAATTTTCAAAATAGGAATAATTTTCTTGTAAAAATTTATCATAGTTTGATTTATCAACGTTTATTTGATTGTTTACGGCTTTAATTATTGATTTATTGCTCGCATCTTTTTCTTCATCATTCTTTTTATTAATCTCTATATTTCTAGCCTCTAAAGCCACTTGTTGTTTTGCATACTCGAGATTCTGTTTTGCTATCTCAACTTTTTGAGTTAATGCAGGAATTAAAACTTCTGATTTATTTGACTCTAGCTCTATAATAGAATTTTTATAATTATCTACCGTATCCATAATATTATCGTATCCACCGTTGTTTTTTACTTGCCAGTTTAATGCGCGAAACTTCGAATCAACATTGTTTAATAAATTTGTATTGTTTTTATTTTTAACAGCGTTTAATTCGGCGTTTGCATTATCCAGTGCCGTTTGTGCATCTTGAACCGTTAATCCCTCCTTTAAATTGTATAAAAAATATACACCTAATAATAAAAGTATAAATATTATGATATTACGTATCTTCATATATATTATTTATACTTAAAATACTTTCATTACTTCATTAAACACACGTACCAAATTTGCTACCACATTTGAAATTTTGACAGGTTGGTTTTACAGATGGACAAACATACTCTGTGTTTTGTAAAACTCCTGTTTGACCACAGCAAAGGTTTTCACCAATATTTGTTCCAAAGTCGGCGACACATTTTAAAGAAGGACAGGTTGAGCCGTCTGGTCCTTCTTCTTCATAGTAATATTCGTAATTGTCTGAATAAACTGTTCTTGTGGACGCATTTGACAAGTCTCTTTTGTATCTTTCCTTTTCATCATTCATAGAGGCTACAAGTTTAGCACTGTTATCTAATAATTTTTGGTATATATTAAAGGATGTATCATACACGGAGTTTTGAGTCTTGTAGTTTTTTTCAGATAATCTTGAATCTTTTACTTCCTTTTCTCTTTCAATAGAATAAAGTCTAAGATAGGTAGCATCTACCGTTCCATTCGTCTTATCTGTTTTATTTCTATAACATTTTGGATATTTTGTATCGTCTCCTGGGTCTACTGTATGAGTATTCCATTTTACCTTATTAATCAGTTCGTCCTCATTTACTCTATGTTCATTCCACCAGTCACTCGTATCGGTAGGGTCTTTATTCCAATCACAGTTTGTTGATGAAATGTTTGTACCGTTTGAACATGTATCTCCAAGAAGAGTACCTTGTAAGGTGGTTGACGCAATTGATTGACCACTTGGCGGTGGTCCTCCACTTGATGGCTCTGTTATAGATTTAAGCGCGTCAATAGAATCATTAATTGCAGCAATTTTAGTCGCTTCTGTAGCCGTAGTTGGAAATTTTGATGATGCAGTGGTTGCTGCATCAAAAAGGGCTTTCGCGTCAGTTTTCACTTGTGCTGTCTCCGAACTAGATTGACTAACCTTTGTATTAAAAGCGCTTGCTGCTGTTTTTAAACTATCAACTGCACTTTTAGCAGAATCATAATCTGTACTAAAGGTAGAACTCACGGTGATAGACGACGATGTTTTAGCTTTTTGTAAAGCGGTTTTGGCGCTAGTTAATGCAGTATAAGCTGCGGTAGATTCGGTTAACGATGTTGAAGAGCTCGAAGAACTTGAAGAGCTTGAAGAGCTTACTGTTAATGCAACAATAATTTTGAATGAATCATTCGCATCATTTACTGCTTTAGTTTTTAAATCCAACGTAGTAGCAGCACTAAAGTCAGTCTTTGCCTTATCAGCAGCGGCAGAAATCTCGTTCGCGGATTTTTTATTATCTGCATCACTGCCAATTGCAGCCTTATCTTTAAAATCAGTTGCTTTTGGTACTAAACTTTCAATTGCTGTTTTAGCTGTAGCAAATTTTGTATTAAAATCTGTAGTAGCAGTATCTAAAGCACTTTTATCAGAAGCGGTAGCACTTGAAAGACTCCCTTTTGCATAAGCTGTTTTATAAGCATCAGCAGAAGTCGCAGCAGCAGCCAAAGCCGCTTTAGCAGAAGCTAGAAGAGGATATGCTGCATCAGATTCAGCTGTAGCGATGAAACCCTCTTTATTTGTAAAAAATATAACAGTGATTAAAAAAAGTCCAATAATGATAAATAATATAATATTTTCTTTCATATATATCTATCATTTTATTTTTTTTTTATTGTGAATAAATTAAATTATACTTCTAAATATTACTAAATTATTAATCTTTTTTACGTCTTTTTCTTATCAGTTTTTTTCCACTCTTATCAGTTTGTGTTAGAGATTTCGAAGAAACTTTATATTGTGGAGTTACAGGGTTATCAACACGTTGACTCGTTATTCCAGCATTCCATACTTCAGGAGTTAACTGTTTTATAGGTTCGGCTGGTTTTGGTAAAGTCAAGGGAAGGGGGTCTAATTCATAAATGGTTTTATGTATATTGCTATCAATATATTCTGCTTTTTTTGAATGATGATTATATCTTATTGCATCAATTTCTGGATTTCCGCTAGTTTTATGTTCATTATAATATCGGTCTTTGTTCTCATCACCAGGCGTAATCCATTCGCCTCTATCCACTCCCTCTCGATAATTAAATGCAATTGACGTAAATAAAAAAAGTCCAATGACTATTATTAATATAATGTCGTTATTACGCCACTTCATTATATTAATAATAGTATTTTTTATTAAAAATTGCAGGTAATATTACTGGAAGAACAAACCCTTTTTGTATTTTGTAAAGTAGCATCACTTATTTTTTTTAAGATACTCTTAAAGTTCGCATCTTTTCTTAAAGGTTTAATTATTTTATCGATAAAAGTATTTATATAATTTATTTCTTGTTCGTTAAAAAATGGCTTCATATTGCATATTCCATTATTTTTTAAATACTCAAGTATATCCTCGTCCGAATTTATAATTCCATTTATGGTATTTATAATAAGAGTTATGGTTATATAAGAGCCGCTACTAAAACCTTTTGACTTTTCTTCTGACCCTATACTACGATACGATTCATCAAAATTTTCAAAATTTTTATTTAGAGTTTTAATACTTTCAGGCTCATCCATTTTTATGTCACTACAAGTATTTTTATCTGGTACTAAACTAGGCGAGGATTCTGTAAGATTACTTGGTTCGGGGCATTTTCTTTCTGGCCATTTTGGTTCGGGACATACAGTGGGCGGAGGGCATATTTTATCTTCACATACAAGTGGGGGGCATTCTTTTTCGGGACATTCTTTTTCAGGACACGTGAGTTTGGGACATGGTGTTTCAGGGCATGTGAGTTTGGGACAATTAAGGTCTGGAAAATTAGGACCTGGACACTTTAGTTCTGGACATACTGGTTCAGGACAATTTAGTGCTGGACATATTTTATTTTTGTCAGGACAATTTACGGTTACCGCAGCAGGACAATTATTGCTATAAGTTTCCTTTTTTGTAAAAAATAAAGAGGCTAACAAAATAAGAATGCTAATTATGATAAGCTTCATTATATGGTTACTTGATTTTTTTTTGTAAAAGCTCGATAATTTTAATTTGGGACTCTAAAATACCCGATAATATTTTTTGTTGTTGTTGCATCATTTTTAGAACATCATCAGATTTTTCTTTTTCTTTTTCTTTTGGTTCAGGAAAATGTAGAGGTACACTTACGGATGTATTTTCAGAAACATTTGAAGCTAAAGGTACAGATTCTTCAACGATTGTCTCGGCGCGTACATCCTTAAAATAGTTTTGGCTTTCCAATAATCTTTGGTCAGCTTTTTCCTTTAAGAGTCTCTCAATATCTTTCAAAGGAGTATCCATTTCCTTATTAAAATCTATTTTTTCAGGCTTATCAGGCTGAAAAAGTTTATTATACTCGTTATTGGTTTCTTCAAAAGTTTTTGAAGGGATTGGTATATTTGTTAACTTTGATAATTCTACTTTAAAATCTCTCAAAAAGATTTGGTTTGCAGTCGCTAAATCAAGACCTTCATTATTAAATTGTCTGATAGTTAATTCAAAAAGACCTTGTATTTGATGTTGAAAAGAAGAAGGTATTTTTTCAAATATACCTTGCTCGACACATGATTTCCAAAGGGATGCCTTGTTTTGAGTCGTATTCATTTCATACATAAAAAATAAATGTTTATATTTTATTAAAATAGATTGTCCTAAACTCTTCCATATTTTCGTCAGGAATTCTATTCTTTTTAAAATATGAAACGGTCTTTGTTTTTTCTAGAAGGTTAATGATAAAGTACAATACATACATCCCGCATTCGGTTGTTCCTTCTTGATGTTGTAGACCCCTGTTCGTAAATCTTCTTAACTTTATTTTTAATGCCTTAGCCTGATTTACCATCTTATTTATAAATACCGTAACTTCGGGAGGCGTATCTCCGTCACATGAATCAAAATAAAAAATGTACTTTTCTTTTAAATCGATAAATAAACCAACCCAATGTGAACCGTCTTTCGTATGTTTGTCAATGTTAAGTACAACCCCTAATTTGGTGATACCCTTTTTTAATTGGTCTTTAAGAGACAAATTGCATAACTCGGGCCATACGCATACCCCTCTTATTTTTTTATCAAAATCCATCGGAGATGGACCTAAATAGGTAAAATTTTTATAATGTTCCTTGTATTGGTCTAATACATTTATAATATTGTTGCTATCAAGCCATTCATTTTTATTCGAATTCCAAGATTCAGGTGTTTTTGGTGCAAAATTATTATACAATTTACCTTTTAAACTACTATCCTTTACTATTTTATCCACCCAGCATAATTCTTGCGGACAATCCGCAATCTTATTTTTAAGTTCATTCCATATTTCTAATGGAGTTGAAACATCTATTTTTAGGTCAGGTCTTTGTTTGTTCCAATCATCTTTTAACATAATAAGTTCGTTATCATCATAACAAGTTTGCCTTTTTTTTGTCTTTCGCGGGTGACAATTAAGCTTTTTAAAGGTTTTCATTATAATAATATTATATTTTTTCCACTTTTGAAAACATATCCATTACGGAACGACTTTTTGGTTTAATCAACAATTTTTTGTCGTTTTCTTCAAAAGGTTGAAACACGTGTTGCTGTTCCTTATAATTTTGAATCTTGTTTTTTTCCATAATGTCAAATGCAAAGGTTTGAAAGATATCCTTGTACAAAGGATAGTCTGGATATTTTGTCTCGGCGTCAGGTGCAATCATTTTATTAAAAATAAAAATAATATCCTTGCGATTATAATGTATATCTTCTTTTGTGTATTCCTTTTTTACACTTTTACATATTGTGTCATAATACATTAAATTAGGATGCGTATTATTTTCTAATATCCAAACGAGTCATATTATTAAAAAGAGCCTTTTCAGGCAATGCTTTCCTAGATGGCAAGGTTACTTCAAGGGAAGAATCACGTTTTTCATAAGAACTATAGTTATAAAGGTCGCTTGATGTATCCGGTACATAGACCGCTTGATTTGATTTTTGTAATGCCATAAATTGCGAACGCAGGGTTGATTCTATATCTACCGATTTAAAAAAATAATCAACGGGAGCGCGGTCACCCGGATTAAATACATTTTCCTGTGAATAATTTGTATAAGTACTTGTATCCACAAATTTGGGTTCGTCAAATGTTTTAAAATGAGTGTATCGTGTAGCAGTAGAGCGCACATCAAAAAGAGGCTGTAATTGAGCAGAGGGGATAAATCTGGTCTCTAAACGTTTATTTAATTCATCTTCATAATCCATATATCCTATATGTATAAATTTGTTTAATTATGAATTTGCGAATTTCTAATAGAAAAAAATACAATGATAAGCAGTAAAATAAAAATAAGTATTTTTCTCATTTATATATTATAATAAATTAAAGATAATGATTTATATCTTTCAATGTGTGGTATTTTTGCCTTATTTGGTCCAAGAATAAATGTCAATGTCTATTCTTATTTTAAACGCGGAGAAAAAAGGGGACCAGAAGGGTCTGTCTTAGAGGTAATAAATCATAATTATTTGGGATTTCATAGATTAGCTATTAATGGCGTTGATTATGGCTCGGGTCAGCCCATGCATTATAAAGAGTATGTTCTTGTTTGTAATGGAGAAATCTTCAATTATAAAAAACTCATTGAAAAATATTCGCTAAAGGTGACCACAAACAGCGACTGTGAAGTCATTCTGCATTTGTATGACCTTTTAAAGGAAAAGTGTGTTGATTTGCTAGATGGCGAGTTTTCCTTTATTATTTACGACAAGGAAGAGGACAGTATTTTTGTCGCAAGAGACCCCTTTGGGGTAAGACCTTTGTACGTAAATCATGTAAATAAACACATTTGTTTTTGCTCTGATATCGAGCCTATGAAGTGCCTACATCTTAATAATTTAAAACAGTTCCCTCCAGGCAATTATGCAAAATACAAAACAATCGCTGGAGCGTATAAAGAGGTATATACTACACCCTATTTCGCGTGTCATAAGTCCTTTTATTTTAAGGAAAATGTTTCGGTAGGTCACCTAATGGTCTATGAAAGTCTCCTAGAAGCCATTATAAAAAGAGTTGCCGTGTCCGACCGACCAGTGGCATGTCTTCTCTCTGGCGGTCTTGACAGTAGTATTGTCTCGGCGGTTGCGGCTCGATACTATAGAGAGATTACTGGAAAACCGATTGAGACATTCAGCATTGGTCTAGAAGACTCGGAAGACCTAAAGTATTCTAAAAAGGTTGCTGAACATATCGGAAGCAACCATACTCAAATCATTTGTACAGAAGAGGATTTTTTAACTTCCATACCCGATGTAATTGTTGATATAGAAAGTTACGATACAACCACAGTTCGAGCCAGTGTGGGGAATTGGAACATTGGGAAATACATCAAAAATAACAGTTTGGCAAAGGTTATTTTGAATGGAGATGGAGCAGATGAACTTATGGGAGGTTACCTTTATTTTCATAAGTGCCCAGATTCGACCGAGTTTGATAAAGAATGTGTTCGTCTATTAACTCATATTCACTATTTTGACGTACTTAGAAGCGACAAGTCTATTTCAAGTCACGGGCTAGAGGCAAGGACGCCCTATTTGGACCGTAAATTTGTCGAAGCTTACTTGAGTCTATCCGAGACAGAGCGCTGTCATTCTATTAACGAAAAACAGGAAAAATACCTTATAAGAGATATTATAAAGAAATATGACCCCGACCTTTTACCCGATGAAATTCTTTACCGAAAGAAAGAAGCATTTAGTGACGGAGTGAGCGGTCTTAAGAAATCATGGTATGAAATTATACAGGAAAATGTAAAGCATGATGAATCAACAGAAACTTTATATCTTCATAACAGTCCAAAAACGGTAGAGCAAAAGTGTTATCGTTCAGAGTTTGAATATCACTATAAGGATTGCGGACATATTATTCCGTATTTTTGGATGCCAAGATACATTAAGGCAACAGATGCAAGTGCGCGTACTCTTTCTATTTATTAATGAATTGAAGTATTTTATTATAAATAAATAGACTAATTCTTTTGTAGTTATTTAGATTTAGACAAGACTTCTTCTTATAAAAAGGTAATTCCACATTTATCCTTTTATTTATCTCCTTGTTTGATAAATAATAGGTGTAATTTTCGCAACGAATATAAAATACCTGCTCTGTAATCATAGAAGGATGTTGCTTATCATCTATAAAACAAATTTTAGAAAAAAATGTAATAATACCGTTACTGCATTCTATTAAATCATCAATATGTTTTAACTTTACCTTTCGATAGGGATGTTCTTTTGTAATGACACAGTCAAACAAAGTATCATTCAGTTTGTAATGTATATATTCAATTACTTTTTTTACAAAGAAATCATTATTGTTACTATAAAGAAGAACACCCTTTATTTTATTTGTCTTTTTTTGTTGTATTAAATAGTTAAATATTTCAAAAATATTAGGACGAAAACACTCTGGGAATAAATCAAATAAATGATTATAGGAAATATCGGTTTCTGTCTTTGATATACTATTTAGTATGAAAATAAACTGTTCAAAAAATCCAATTGTATTATCTAAATCAAAAACTATTATTTTTTCTGGCATTAAAAATAGTTGTATATTATAAAAGTATTTTAATGTTTAAAGCATTAACGATACGAGATTCTAAAAATATTTTACTTTATTATCATATCAAACCTCAACCAAGTATTAAAAAAATAAAAGAGAAAGCAATTAACCTTTTTATAAATAAGATATGTAATTACAATAAAATATACAGACCTATTTACTCGTGTATTTTGAATAGTCGAAATTATAAGAATAGAAATATATCTAGAAAAAATAAACTAGTCTTTCAGATGGTCTAATATTTTAATAAGTACTTCTTCTTGCTTTGTATTTTTTTGGAAAATAACACAGTTATTTATTTTTATTTTCCAAAAGATATTGTTATTTTTACAAAGAATCATGATATTTTCTTTTGAAGCGATAATATCGGCAATAAATCCTCCGCGCATTAATTTTAGCAGTTCCTTGTCTTTTTCCCTTTTCAAAACAAAATACCGTATGTAACTACCAATACGCAGTTCGTCTACTTCGTCCACATAACGATAGTCTTCCAGTATATCCTTGTACTTATTTAATTCATCGTCATCTAGAATTTGGTTTAGGATTTCATTCTTTCTATTTTTAATAATATCCGTACTTAGGTCGTGTAGCTTATATTTATCTATATCATCCATTATTTTTTCGAGTTCTATTTCCATTATAGTATATCAATCATTATTTTAATATGGATTTAAACCAAACACTTCATTTGCAGCAAATGGTTCAGAAAGACCAAACTGTTGCTCTCTCTGGTTGTTTTGTCCCTGCTGGTACATGGGTTCTTGATAGGTTGGCTGTATGGTAGTAGATACGGGAGGAGGAAGCATCGGCTGACTAAACTGCTGTCCCTGTCCTTGTCCTTGTTCCTTCTTTTTTGGAGCATCGTCTTCCTTCTTTGTAAGACCCGAGACAATCATAAATCTGTCTGCTAGAATAGATAACTTTTCAGAGATGGAACTTTTCATACATAACAACAAAAATACTACTGGTATGATGATATGAATAAGATTCATTTTACCATAAGGTACGGTGCTGTAGGTCGGTATAAAGAGAACCAATTTATGTATGAATAAAAAGGCAATAAAAATAATAAATAGCTGTAAAACTACCTCAACTGTAATTTCAATGCTTCCCTTTTCATCGTTTTCTAAAGGTATATAATTTTTCATTAATTTTAATAAAATAACAATCGGTATGATTACCAATAAAATATATTGAAGCGCGTTTGTAATCTCGTTTTTTTCAACAGAAGATAAACTAAACATATAACTAATAAAAGAGGTTTTCACTTTTCCTCCTCCTGACATAGGCAAATCTTCAAATTCGGGTTGGTCTTCCATAATATAAATAGACAAGAAATTAAATACTTAAATTGTCAAGTAATAATAACTTAAACATAAATAATAGTAAAATAGAATGAGTGGAACTGCTGCTTTGGCTGCCGCAAAAAGACGACGTGCTGTACCTGATGCAAAGCCACTTACAGGTCCACCTCCACCACAATCCACCAACTCAAATAACAATAACAATAATGTTTCGTCTACATCACCGGTTCAAGTTCAAGGTCCTGTAAATCCGTTAAATGTACTTATCAAACATGATAAACAATTGTTGGATTTGGAAACTAAATTAGGTAATATAAAGATTGAAAAGATTGCACCTATGTCAAGTGAAGATATTGCACATTTTAAATCACAATACAATTCTCTTGTAGAAGAAATACAAGAGCTAAAAAAGATTATTATTAAAGTACAGACTTTCTCCATGGAAATGAATATTGAACTGCTGAATATTAAAAGACTGTTGAAAAACGACGCACGCATAAACGAAGTGAGTGAAATCGAAAATGATATAAAACCTGCTGAATAATTACTTCTATGAAGTTTAAATTAAACGATATTCAAAAGGTAGCTGAATGGGTTGAAATTTTTAAATTTATTAAAAATATCAATAAACATGTTACCTTTATGGCTAAAAGGAACGAACTTTATATTCAAATGATGGATAGTTCACATGTTTGTCTCGTAGAAATAAAGTTCCCAGATTCATGGTTTCTTCTCTATGAATCTGAAGACGAGGTTTTTAGTTGCTCTAGTTCGGTACTCGTAAAGATTTTCGGTCTTTATACAAGCGATACGACGATTGAAATTGAATCTACCGATGAAAAACTTGAAATCCATTTATTTAATCTTAAACAAAATAAGCATTTTGAAATACCCCTGATTGATATTGAACAGGATTTATTGTCACCGTCAATCACAGATGCTCTAATGGATTTTTCCATTAAAAGTAAGGTGTTAGATAAATATTTACAAGAGATTCTTTTGTTTGGAGAAGATATTAAAATCGAAAGCAGAGATGAAAAGATTTTCCTTCATTCTTCCAATGACGAAGGAAAAATTCAGATTGAAGTTGAAGGTGACAATTTAGAGGAATTTAATGTAGTTGAAAACTTTGTCTTTCATGCATCCTATCCTCTAAGATATTTATTGCTTGTCTCGAAACTTGCGCTAGTCTATCAAGATGTTCATTTGTTTATGGACGACCAATCTCCCATGAGAATTACCTTTAAAAGTACAGTCATTATTAACTTCTTTCTTGCTCCCAAAATTACGGATTAATCGTTAAAAGTACTATAATATAAAATAGATACATTTTATGTTATGGATACCTGTCGTATTTATTATTATCGTTATTTATTTTCACATTTATATACATTTCTGTATTAATTCTGAAAATGAATTACTTTCCTTATCGGATGTATGTAAAACAGAGATTACATCTTTTGTTTATAAAAAACAACCCTTTTTATTTAATGGAATGACGTTACGTAAAGAACCCGATTTATCGAACAAACCAACGACTAAAACTAAAAATTATGAAATATTTGTCTCGACTTATGAACCGACGCCACTGCTAGAGCCGACCGTAAAGTTTTTCCCGACCACGTCCTTCTATAAATTTCCGCGGACAGGAAAATCTATACTCGAGACAAATTTGGAGTGTCGAACTTTTTATAGAGTACATTCAGGAACATTTCATATGACATGTATCCATCCAAAATACAAGGAACATTTTACTGAAAAGCATGACTCCAAATTTATAAAGGAGCATGAACAAATGTTGCATGTAGAAGTACATCCTGATACGATACTATTTATTCCTAATTATTGGTTTGTTTATATCGAACCTTTATCGAAGGACGCTTCCCTTGAAAAGATACAGTACTCCACCATTCTAAATCAGGTAAACTTTTTATACAAAAGATATGTAAATTGAATTGATATTATAATTTATTTATAAAATGCAGTCTGATTCTGGTATTACAATCGCTTTCATTGCAAAGGATTCTCAACATCCTACAAGTATAAACTATAATTTGGTACAGAATACTGGGACGATGATAAGTATAAGAGTTCTAAGCGCTGAACAAGATAAAAATAAAAAGGAAATTTATAACATTCTAAAAGGCGAAAGAGACGAGCAGATTCTATCAGATAAAATAAATATGATATGAATATAGATGTTCTACAAAAACGCCATATTTATATTATGTGGAAATGCCCGTTCCTTTTTAGACTGCATTGATAGCTGTTATCAGCATATTATTACAAAGTTATTTAAAAATACAAACACGAGTATTACTGTTTTATTTTATTTAAAATTAAATGACCCAAAGCATCCATACTTTGATAGTTTTAATTTTATTAATAAGAATCTTATCGATGATAAATTAAATGAATTAAAAAAATACAATATTCACATCGAAAGTATAATATTAAATGATAACCAAATGTCAGATTTGGAAATTTTATCGTCTGTAAAAGATAGAAGTAAATACGTTGAATACTTTGATAAAGATGAGAATTTAATTAGAGCATTACAATGCCATTATAATTTTGAAGCTTGTGGACAAAAAATATTGTCTTATCAAAAAGAAAATAATATAGAGTTTGATGTTTTTGTCTACATTCGTCCAGACCTTTTTTTTACAAAAGACTGTGAAATGATTCATAAATATAGCAATACAATTGTTACACTGGGAATTGGTTCAAGTAATTATGCCTATGACGACCATGCAGCCATTATACCAAAAGATTATTTTTATACATTCTTTTTTGATAGAATGATTACTTACCTGACAAATACAACAAACAATTACAGATATGCAGAGGATGTCTATTTAAAAACAATAGAGTATGAAAAGAAAGAGTTAGGACATTTCGAGATTAAAAGATATTAAAGACTGTAACATGGATTAAAAAATAAGATTCTTGTTTCTTTTATTGTACATCATTAATCGTAACTCTTCATTAATCATATCAATCGTTTCTGTGTTCTTTTTATTGTTCAAATACTTATCAAAGAAGGCTTGTAGCTCAGGGTCTTTATGCTCTTCCAACCATTCTTCCAACATTAATTCTTTTTCTTCATAGAGCTTATCAATCTCTCGATTTTTATTTTTAAGTACCCAGTTATCTTTCTCATAAACAAGTAAATATTTATCTTTCATATTCGAAATATAAATATTTTTGTTCTCTGGTTTGTCAGGATTAAAATGTATCTTTTCTATCAACTTAATCACACAAAGACATACCTTTTTTATACAATTTATGTAGTCTATGTCCGTAATATGTGAGGTATCAGTATCTTTATAGGAAAGAAGTGTTATGTTTTGTATGTTTGTTGTATTAAAAGAACCATTTATTTCTAGTTTACCCATTAACCTTTCAATTTGTCTCGCCTGTGTTTGTATCTGTTTGCCCTGTTGCTCTAACTTAATGTTTAACAAACGTACCAACTCTTTTAAATCTTCATCCTTATTTTTATTGCATGTATACTTAATGTGTCTGTACATGGACTGTTTACAAGAAAATTTTCTTTCACAATATTTACAAACATGTTCTTGTTCTTTTACCTTTTCGGGTACTTTTTGGGTAAATGTAAGTAGATGCTTTTTTGTTGTATTATGTCTCTGAAAATGTTGCTTTATTTCGGTGCTAAATAAACACGCTTCGCAATTGTATAAAACCATTTCATTATAATAAAAAGTATAATATTATATACTTTTTTAGTCAACTCTGAAAGTATACTAAAAAGTAGTAGCCAAATAGTATAGAAAAGTATATACTTTTGTTACCTAATCAGTAACATACTTCTTACCTTTTTTATAGAAGTATACTTTTTTAGTAAACATCGAAAGTATACTAAAAAGTAGCTGTGGAATACTAAAAGAAAATATATACTTTTGTTACCTAATCAGTCACCTTATCTTTTACCTTTTTTTTTACCTTTTTTATAATAAAGTATACTTTTTTAGTCAACTCTGAAAGTATACTAAAAAGTAGCTGTGGAATACTAAAAGAAAAATATATACTTTTGTTACGTACTCAGTGTCACTACCTTTTACCTTTTTTCTTACCTTTTTTATAATAAAGTATACTTTTTTAGTCAACTCTGAAAGTATACTAAAAAGTAGCTGTGGAATACTAAAAGAAAAATATATACTTTTGTTACGTACTCAGTGTCACTACCTTTTA